AGGATTCGCAAGATCGGCGGATGTTTCGGAACGCTGGCCCATAATCACGCCATCCGTTTCGGGGGGCCGTTCACGACGCCGACGCTCGGCTTCACGTGCTCGACCCTCGGTTCCGGCGTCTCAAGCTGCTTGACCGCCGGCATCTTGCGGGGCGTCGCCGGGTTGCGCTTGAAACCGCGATCGGGCAGTTTCGGCAACGGCGGCTCTTCCTGCATCACGATCTCGTTCTTCACCACGGACTGCGCTCCTCGCTGCTAGTTCTTCACGGGCGCCGCGGCGGTCGCCTTCTTGGCGGCGAGAAGGGCGCTCAGTTCGGCATCCTGCGCCGGCGTCAAAGTGCCATGCGTCACCGAGTCGTTGAGAGCCGCAAGCTCCGCGGCCTCGTCGGCTTCGGTACTCTGCGCACTGTTGGAGGCGTCCTCGGCCTCGGCCTCGGCCTCGGCCTCGGCCTCGGCGGCGCGCGAACCGGAACCGGGACGATTCACCTGCGCCACGGTCGCCGCACGCGGCAACGACATCGGCGGCACGAAGTTGCCGGCGGCGAGCCCGCGCTTCATGGCACCGATCGGCGCCTTGGCGTATGCAGCCTTGGCCGCATCGTTGAGCGGCTTCAGGTGTGGACCCGGAACGCCGGTGAAGGTCACGGTCTCGCCGGGCACATGGATACGAGGCAGACCGCCCTTGGCCATTTCGAGGCCGAAGGACTTCTGAAGGACTTCGTACTTCGGCTTTTCGGCCGGAGTCACGGTAACGGTGGACGCCATGTTTCACCTTTGCACAAGAGTTCGCTCAGCATGCCTGCGCAAAGCGGTACGGCGCCCCTGCGCAGCAGAACGGCGGTACTACACGCCGGCGAGGTTGAGACCCGACGCGAACGGCACGGCGTTCTGGCGCGCGAGAGTGAAACCGGCGGTAACGGCGCCCTCGGTCGGATCGGTGCCCGTGACGGTGTAGTACGTGCGGTAGTAGCGGTTCGCCGTGTACGGCACCTTGATGCGCAGAATCTCGTAGCCCGCGACGAGATTGGTGAGCAGAACCTCGGGCGATGCCGCGTACGTGTACACGGTGTCTGTCGAGAAATCCGAGGTGTCGCAACCCTCGAATGCGACCGTGAGGCCCGTCAGGGTGTTGAACGCCGTCTCGACCGAAATGAAGAGCTCGAGGTCATCGGCCGCGAGGTTCACGCCGGCCTCGCCGGCATCAAAGACGTTGGTGGAAGCGGCCGACGCGGTGATCGCCTGTGCGTCGCTGAGGAGATTGCCTTCGTCGAGTTGCATAGTCGTAACTCCTGTTCACGCTCGCTTTCGGCGGGCAGAAATATCGATGTGACCGGGGCGTCTACCACTCAGGTTATACGGGCCTCGGTCGAGAGAAGCTGATCGCAGAGGCGGATCGGGCAACCGTCGAAGGACGGGATGCGCTTGCCGGCAAACTCTTCGAGCGTGAGGAACATGTTGGTGCGGCTCGCCGCCTGCACGCGCAACCAGGTGCGGATCGCGCGGTTGCAGTAGATCGCGATGCGGCCGGCGCCGAGAACCGGGATATGCTCCATCGCCCGAATGAGGCCCGTGATAAGGTCCGGCGGGGTCGAGCCGCTCAACTGCGTCACGTCGATATTCGGGAGGCGCACGATGGAACGCCAGTCACGGACGCAGAAGCCGAGGTCCCAGTCGAACAACGTCTGATAGACTTGATACCGGTTGCCGTCCTCATCGAGGGCGAACGTCTCGCCGAGATCGCGTTGCTGAAGACCCGCGACACCCCCATCGGGGAAGATGCCGTGAACGGTGTCGTCGCCCCACTGGACAACCCACATGCTCGTGTTGGTCGAACCGGTGCCGCCCATGTCGATGATGTTGACGGCGTTGTTGCCGCCATCCGCGATGGCGTTGAAGCGCGTCGCGAGGCCGTTGAATTCATCCGGCGAGCCGGCGATGGAACCGTAGAACAGGGCTTCCGCGACTTGCTGCGACATGCCTTCGACGAATCCCTTGTCTTCCGAGGCGCGGAGAGCGGGAGCATTGCCGGTGAGATCGGCAAGCTTCTTGTCCACCTGCGAATAGATTTGCAGGTTCGCGCACGACTCGGTGATCTGCGCCGTTGGCGCCACGCTGGACGCGACACCCTTGTTGATGCGGCGCCACGTCGCCTGCGGTAGGCCGGTACGTGCCGTCGTGACGTGTTCGTTGCCCCGGTTGCAAGGCACCCAGAGCGCGTCGGGGACGACCTCGTTCACCTGATTGAGCATCTCGACGATGTTCATAATCACTTGGTCCTTGGAACGCGAAGCAACGTCCCGAAGGGTCAATGCCGTCTGGCCGATGACGCTCATGGTTCCTAGCTCCTACTGGCGAACATCTTTGGGTACATCGCCCGAAGAATGTCATCTTCGGTTGGCTGCTTCGGCGTCGGCCCCACGGGGTCCACTCCATCTGCGCCAACCGATATTCCCGAGGCGTTCAACTTCGCCAGCAAGACCTCGACCGCTGCCACAGCGTGCGCATTCGTAATGACGCTCCGCATGCCCGCATACTGTTCGGCGGTGAGGATATTCTTGAGCCCAGCCTCGACGGCTGCAATGCGCTCTCCCGCCTTTTCGCCAAGCTTCGTGCGTTCAGCCGCTATGGCGGCACCGGCGGCGGCGTTGCGCTGTAGCGCCTCTTGAACATAGGCGCCGACAAGCTTGTTGAAGGTGCCTTGATCGGCGCCGGATTCGTAGGCGAAGGTGCGCGCGACTTCGATCAAAGGCGACTTCTCATCGAACTTGAACGTGACGCCATCGGGAAGCTTGACCTCCTTCGGGACTTCCAACTTGTAATCGGTTGGAGCCTTCGGACGCGCGCCGATCTTCACGTCGCGTTCGGTCTTGATCTTCGCCAGTTCGCCATGCGACTTGACGAGATCGACGACTTTCACACCGGTTCCGGCGTCCCAAAATTCGTCGGCCAACCCTTCAGGCCGAACAGGCGCAGCCGCAGCCGGCGCAGCCGCAGGTGCCGGAGACGGCGCAGCAGGCGCAGCAGCCGGTGCCGCTGGCGTCGGCGTCGGCGCAGCAGCCGGTGCCGCACCGCCCCCGGTTCCGGAGCCCGTGTCAGGGGCGAAAGTCGGTTCACTCGTCATGTGCCAGAGAAATGTCATGGAATTCTCGCCGTGTTTTGCCGAGACCCTTGGCCGTCCAGTTCTCGATCAGATGCACGAGATAACGCTGGCCCTCCATGAACCGCAATGCGCTCTCCGGTGCATTTGGCCCCAGCACGACTTCCTTGGTCATCGCGCGAAGACGTTTCAAAACGTCTTCGCCGGGTCCATGCGCAAAGGTGTTCGCACAAAGCTTCGCCATCTCATCCTTGGCATCGTCAGTGCCATCCTTGACACCAGGTTTCGCGGCGCGTTGGTGCCCGCGCAGCGTGTCCCATCCTTCCGCCATCATCAGACTCCTGGTCCTGTGGGCATCGGCTCGCCCGTAGCTGGCGCCGGCGGCAGCCGACTGACCTTGCCGAGATCGGGCACCTGCTGAGTCATCTGGCCCAGCGACTTTGCAGCCGCCGCCATTTGCGCCTGTGTCCGTATGATGTTCGTCGGGACGCCCATCGAATCGGCCAACAGGTGCGTCACCGCGCTCTGGTCGATCACGATATTGAGAATCTGCGGCCCGAACGTGCCGGCGATCATCTCCATGAATTTCTGAACACGGACAACAAGGTCCTGCTTCTGCGCCCGTAGCAGTGGAGAATCTGGCTCCAACGCGACTTTCTCCCCGTTCAATTCGATCTTGGGCAACTTGCCGCGGCGTTCCAGCAAATAAGCAAATCGCTTGATGATCGGATACTGCAACTCAATGACGAGATTGGTTGCCGGCGTTCCCATGCGCCGTGCCCGTTCCGCCGCTTCATCGGCCCATTGCGTCGCGGACGGCGGGGTCTTCCCCAACTGCGTCGGCCGGTCCTGGTAGTGCGCACGATTGATCGTCTCATGCGCCGCATTGATGACGGTCTCGGCATATTGAAGATTGAAATTCGAGGGGAAGAACTGCAAAGGCGCCGAGCCCGCGGCCTTTGGAATGCCGACGCCCGGCTGAATGCCTTGCTCGAAATTGATGACGCCGTCATCCTCATAAGTGAAAGGCGGATCGAGGATACGATCGGCGTTCGCCAGCGAAAGATACTTGAGATGGTTTGCGGTCTTGATCTCGGGCATGACGCGATACGTCGGCCCGACACCCCATGCCGTTTGGCTGTCACGAGACCAGCGCGCCACAACGATCGGACAGGAGCCCTGGCCGATGTATTCACGCCGGAGCAGCAACGTTCCCGTATCGGTCGAAGCGCCGATCGTACCCGGCACGTCGGAGCCGCCCGAGAACACGACGTACTGCCATTTCTCGTTGCCCTTGTCCGACCAGTCGCGAAAGACGCCTTCGGTGACAAGCAGGTCGGTTAGATCGCCGGGCGAATAGACCGGCAGGTTTTCTTTCGGGATGTCGGGCCAGCGGACGTGAAGCTGATCGACGCGCACGCGCCAGCGGCGAAACCGGCCGTCGATCTCGCCCCACACGCCGCGGTCGATCAGTAGATCGCTCGTCGGAATGGCCTGACAGAAAATCGGCTTCGAGGGCTCGAGGTCGTCGATATGCAGCGCCATCGTGCCGTGACCGAGATCGAAGTACGATTCCTGAAGTGCCTGGTAGAGATTGCTTCGCTCCATCTCGCCGAACAGCACGTTCTTGTACCGCCCAAGCTTCTGCCCCATTCCCGCCATGTCGGCACTGTTGAAAGCCAACACCGGCTTGATGTTCGTCCACTGCATCGACTGCGGCGTGAACGTATTGAGCATGTCAGCCGAGAAATCTTCGAGCACCGTCTGACCGATCGAATCGTAGATGTCGTCGGTAAGTTCTTCACCGGCGACGTAGTTTCCTTCGGGGATATGCCGCCACGGCAGGCAGTATTTGATGATGTCGAGGATGCGCACGTAGTGGCGCGACCGGTCCGTCTCGGCGCGCGCGATACGCTTCGACAACTCGACGATGAAGTCATCCTGGCCGATAGCCGATGAAAGACGTTGTGCGGCGGCCATCAATCAGCCCCCAGCAAGCTCGTGGTGGCCTGCGGCATTACGGAAGCGGTCCCGAGAGGACCAAGGAGAGATCGCTGCGAGCCGGAAGTCTGCGCCAGGGCTGTCGCTTGCTGCATTTGGGTTTGTGCCTCTTTGGCGGCCTCAGCTTGCGCCTGCGCCTCAGCCTGCGCCTGCGCCTGCGCTTCTTGCTGCTGTTCCTGCTCTTGCGCAGCTTCAGCAGCGGTTTCGCCCGGAGCAGCAGAAGAGCCACCGCCACCAAAAAGGCTGCCCATTGGTTTCACTTCCTGATGCGCGCCAAGGGTTGGAGTTGATGATAAAGCTGCCTCGGTGTCCATGCGCCCACGCGCCGGCCAAGCAATCCCTTGATGGCACCGGTGCAGCCGACGATGATCGGCATAAATGTTGCCTGATGACCCGGCGAGACCTCGATCACCGCCGATGAGGATTTGAACCATGCGGTAAGACGCGGCGTGGCGTCCGCGGGCTCGACGATCTCCAACAGCAGCCCGCTCGACATCGGATCGACGAACACCCAAACGCCAATCCTCGGGTCGAACGCCGCAGCCGTGACATGAGCGAAGTCACGATGCAGATACCGGCACCACCAGGGCGACGTACTCTGACGACGGTGAAAAAACAGAAGCCAGGAATTGACGAGCATGAGGATCAGCGCCGCAGATCGCGCAAGGTTTTCTGAAACGGCTTGCACTGCTGCCGCTGCTTGAACGGGTTGTACTGCCGGCGCGTATCGACAACCCTTGCAGTGGCCTTGGTGCCGGTCAGCAACAGCTTGCCTTCACCGCCCCCGAGCATGAGGTACTGACCCGCATCGGCGATATGCGAATACTGGTCCTTCTCCGGCTCCTCGGAGTACCGCTCGCCGCTAACATTGATGCGGCGGAAATGATAGCCGCCGTCCATCGCCGCGATGAAATTGGTGCAGCCGGGATCGACGATCATTTTCGGCTTGCCTTCCACGAGCGTTGTCAACGCGCTCTCGACGGCCTGAAGCCGGACGGTCAGAAGATTGGCACCGGGAGCCGCCATGACACTGAGACCGTTGGCGCGAAAGACGCGAAATGGCGTCTGCTCGTCAGCTTGCCCGCGGAAGTCGCCGCTCGGATCACCCCACAGCGCAATCTCGAAGCCGGAGAATTTCTGCGCCAGAAAATTCTTCAACACCGGAGCGAACCGCGTCGCGCCCATGTCGTATCCGATCAACTCGGCAAGGATGTACCAACGACCTCGTACATACTGTCCGATCAACGCGGCGGGCTGCCGGCCGAAATCGAGGCCGCAGATCAACGGATAATTCGGAACCGGCGAAAGACTGGTCTTCGAGACATGCATGTCGCGCGTGAAATCGGGGAACACCGGCTTGCCGTCACGTCGCGGCGACACCTTGTTCATAACGTTGGCGTCGATCCACGCTTTCGTCTTCGCCTGGACCGCCTTCAGGTAGTAGCCTTTTTGCAGGTATTTGACGTTCTCGGCCGCGGGATTCTCGGCGTATTTGATCTCGCCATCTGCATACGTCTCGATCAGTCCCGCCGGCTGCGTGAAGAATTTCCAGTCTTCCGGCTTCGTATGGGCGCGTCGCTGCGAATCCGTGAAGTGGTCCGGCATGGGAACATCACCGCGCATGATCGGCAACCAGTGCATCTCGTCAGGCGCGTTGAGGTCGCCGATGACCATCGGATTGACGGCGCCCCCGTCGATGACGCCGGGGAACCGGCCGACGCGAGTCAGAGCCTCGTCGAACAAGCCGCGGTCGGTGAACCCGAGTTCGTTGAACCAGATGATCGTCGTTTCCAGCGAGCGGAAGAACGATGCTTCCTTGTCATCTTCCAGCGCCACGAACACGACATCGAGTTCCAGGTTTTTGATTCTGATCTCGTGCAGGTGTGGCTTCGACCAATAGAATTTGCCGAACTGTTTCTCGGGAAACCACTGAAGCCATGTCTGTACCGTCGTCTCGTCGAGACGCGAATACGTGTCGCGAATGACATGCGCTCGGCACCGAATCTTTCCATCCTTCTGCACGCGCTGAAGACCTGCCACTTGTCGAATCTTCATCGCGGAGGCAAGGGTCTTCCCGCTGCCGATCGGTCCCTGAAGGATCGAGACCGGCGCCATCGACCGCATGAACTCCCGCAGGACGGGACCATCCGGCCGGTATGGACGATACAGATCGGTTGCCATCGGTTACGCCAGCAGGTTTGACTAAGTGTTGCCGTGCAGCCGATCGAGCTTGGCACGGGCCTCGGCCTTGATCTCGTTCTCTTTGGGTCGCGAGATATTGCCGGCATGGTAGGAGCGTGTGGCGCCCCCGATCGCGAGACGGGCGTGCTTCGCGTCGTTGATGGGGAAATGTCCCTTGCCCCCCGCGAAATCCTTTGCAGGCATCTTGCGGCGGGCGGCGGCGGTGATATGAGCCATGATCGGCTCCCTTGATGATCGAGGCACGAATTGAACGCCGATCATCTCAGCACCAGGACTCAAGCACCATGCGCTCTAGGATGTTCTGGAATTTCGATAAGGAAAATTCCGAGCGCAAGCTGATCCATGATTTTTGGGCAAAATTCCGAGCGGCAAAAAATTTGGAAAATTCTGAAGGCCAAAGGCGAATCAAGGTCCAGGGATTTTTGGGCAAAATTCCGAGCGCAAGCTGATCCATGATTTTTGGGAAAAATTCCGAGCGCCAAAGCTGATCCATGATTTTTGGGAAAAATTCCGAGCGGCAAAGGCGAATCAATGTCCAGGGATTTTTTGGGCAAAATTCCGAGCGGCAAAGGGATGGTCAAGCGCGATCGGCCATTTTTGGACCCCCGGCACCCTCCGGGTCGTCGAAAAAGCGACCCCCCATTGCTCGTTCTCATGCGATACGAAGCCGCGCGTCGCTGTCCACCATGACGAGGCGCACAACCCTCGACGGGATGGAATGCGCGACGGGGCCACGAATGAAGACCGGCACCGCATACGGCCGCATGTGAGAACGAGCCGGCAACGTTGCGACCAGGCAGCCTCGACCAGGCAACATTGCGACTAGGCAACATTGCGACTAGACAGCCTCGGCCTGGTGCTCGACCTGGTGCCCGACCTGGTGCTCGACCTGGCACCCCAAAACCCCCTCTGATTCTGCCGTGTCGAAATCGGCAGAGTTCCGCGGTTTTCCCGTGTCGGAAAAGAGTGACCCGAAACCGATCATTTTTAGGTTGACAGGATCAGGGCAGGTATGAGATAACAGGATCGCTCGTCGCCTTGACGAGCGAAGGGGCGACCCGGCTGCAACCGAATCGCCCCTTCTGACCGGCACACGGAAGGAAGCTCCGATGCCAGCTAGGCACAATCATAGCAACCCCGACACAGCACGTCGCATCTATCAAGGTTCGGTGGACGGCGCCCGCCCCCTCCTTCAAGAGGAGGCCGCACAATGAAACCGAAAAGCTGGCGCAAGTTCTATTGGTATCGGCCGCCGAGCCTCACGTCTCCACCGAAAGCCCCTGCCGCGATGGAGCGCCAATACCTCCATTGGCTGATCCACGACCGCAAACTTGACAAGGTGCAGGCAGAGAAGGTCATCGGCACACAGCGGCGCGCGATGACGGCGGGGCCGATCCTCGATGCCAAGCGCGGCGATGACTGCGGCCGGACCTACACACGTAAGGAAACATGGATTGACGGACGAACGGCCGTCCGCGTCGTGCCGTGCTTCACGGCGGCGCAGGGCAAATATCAGCCGACGTACTTCCAGGATAGCGACGGCTGCGAACAAGAATCCTGGCATCAGCGGACAGGCGGATCGGGCGTCACGACGTACTGGATAATGCGCGACGGCCGCACGGTGGACACCTATCTCACACAAGCCGCCGCGGTAGCGAAAGCCAAGGAGCTTGCTGCCGGCGATGACGGCGCCGGCCGCATTCGAGAGGAGGCCGCGCAATGACAATCACCCTCGAAATCTATGGCGTGCTGTGGTGCGGCGCCCGCGCCATGCACAGCTATAACATACCGGCGCCGATCACGACGGACGAAGAGGCTAAGCGGCACGCCAGCGATTTCGCCAGTGTGTTGGACTGGCACCTCGTCCGCTCCACTTGCACCTACGAGCGAACCGGCACGCTTTCCTGCCGGATCGACGAGCGACGTACCTTGCGCGGCTTCCGGCATGGCATGACGCCGCAACGCTTCTACAAGCTTACTGAAGGTTGATGCTTGCCCCTGCGCAGTGCGACGCGGGGGCAGGATTGAACCTACAAGGAGCAGACCATGACCGATTCGGATTATGACGAACACGCGCCACGCGCTAGGCCGGTATATGACTTTGGCGTGAACGAATTTTGCGAAGCGCTCGATTTGCGCGACCTTCCCTATCGGCGCGACTCTTCCGGTATCTCCGATAGCCAGTACGTTGACGTGTATATCGTCGATCCAAAACCGGGCACTAAGAAGAACGGCTCAGCACGAGACCTCATTGTGCTGAAGGTGCGATTCTCGTCTCACCATTCCCATTCGATGTTTTACCGGTTCACATTCGGCAAGCCTCGCCAGCCGGACATTCAGGTCGGGCCATGGTGCGGAAAGACGTGGAAGGAAGCTGTCGCGCAGCTAGACGCATTCCTCGTGGCGCGCGCTAAGGGGGCATCAATCAAGCGTGCTCTAATCCAGGAGTCCAAGGCATGACCCGCATCGCGATCTATGTTCGCGTTTCAACTGATCAACAGTCAGTCGCGAACCAACGTCAAGAACTTCACGCCGTCGCCGAGCGTCGCGGCTGGGAGATCGTCGCCGAGTTCTCGGATGCCGGCATTTCGGGCAGTCGCGGGCGCGAGCAGCGCCCTGGCTTTGACAAGCTCTTGAAGGGCGCCGTCCGTCGTGACTTCGATATGATTGCCGCATGGTCGGTCGATAGGCTCGGCCGCTCGCTCCAACACCTGGTCGCCTTTCTTGGCGAGATACACGGCGCCGGCTGCGACCTTTATCTCCATACGCAGGGTCTCGACACAAGCACCCCGGCGGGGAGGGCGCTGTTCGGTATGCTGGGCGTGTTCGCCGAATTCGAGCGCAGCATCATCGTGGAACGCACCCGTGCCGGTATCAAGCGGGCACGGAGAGACGGCACCAAGAGCGGTCGAGCGATAGGCCGTCCCCGCATCGACGATGCCACGCGATCTCGCGTGCGAGACGCGCTGCGCGCCGGCAACGGCGTCAACGAAACTGCCCGTAGGTTTAAGATGGGGCTGGCGACGGTCGCCAGGATCAGGGACGAGGCTTAGGACGAACAGCAACCACAACGAAAGGAACTGAATCATGAGCGACGATCCGAAACTGCCGAGGCAAAATGGGCCCCGCAAGGTATCAGCGGCGGCGCAAGCCGAATTCTACCGCCGTGGTGCGATAGATGCCGCCCGGTACGCCGAAGTCCTACAGGATACCCACGCGCTGAGTCCCTTTTCAAAAGATGACCAGAAGCGCATCAAGCAGGCTGCGAAAAAGGCCGGCGTATCGTCGGCTCAGTTCATTATGAACGCCGTGATCGCTGCACTAGATGCCAAGAGAAAATAACTCTTCATCGTCGCCGCCGAGGCCCCGCTTGGTAGAACGCCCGGCGGGGTTTTCATTTACGACACGAGCGCTTCAAGTTCGGCCGCCTCCTCAGGCGACAACCCGTCCATGGCCTCTTCACCGCCTTCGTCGCCTTCACCCTCGTCGCCTTCACCCTCGTCGCCCTCGTCGAGATCGTCATCGTCGCCTTCGTCGGATTCGGCCAAAGCCTCGATCTCGTCCGGCGCAAGATCAATCACATAATCGGCCGGTAGCTGCGCACCCTCGGCGACGGCCTTCTCCAACTCGGCCTCGAACGTATGACGCTGTGCCACCGTCTCGATCGTCCATCCCGTCGAAGGGTTGAAGACGGTGTTGTTGATTTGGACCGCGACCTTGCCCTGGTCGCCGGCCGCGCCGACCGCCTTCAGGAGCGCCTTCGCAGCGCTGACGGCCACGGCGCCCTCCTCGCTGTACAGCGCCCGTCGCAGCGCCCCTGGGGCTCCCGTGGCGGCGGTCACGACCTCCTGCCGGATCGAGGCCAGCAGCATCTCTCGAACAGCCGGGCGATGCAGGATGGTCTGCATCCAACCCGGAGTCACTCCCGCAATCTTCGCCGCTTGGGCCGCGGTTCGGACTTCGCCTCGCGCCAACTTTTCGATTGCGACAACGATCTTCGGGTTGAGATCGACCGCAGGACCGCGGGGACGGCCGATGGGGTTGCCGGTGGGCTTGGTCATGGTCCGAGGATGCGCCACACGCCCCGGCCGCGTCCATGCGCCCACGCGGGCAGTGGCCGGTCGCCGCTCGATCACGTGGTGCGGCAATCTCCCACGCGGGCTAATTCGGGCATGGGAAGAGGGACGGGCGCCATGGCCGATCGCCGCTCGATCACGCGGGGCGGCAATCTCCCTTGGGTGAAGTAGGGGTGAAGACGAGCAAGGCCGATCCAGGCCAATTCGGGTATGGAGGCGATAATCTCCCCCAAAGCCGATCCAGGCACGGGAAGCGCGCCAGACCAACCCTGAATTC